TCGTAATGACTAATAACATAACTGGGGTAACTAAGTAATAATCAGGACAATATACAAAGGATGCACCTCAGGTATAGCAACACATATAAGAGATATGAAATGACAGATAAAGAAGTAGTTAAAGTTAAACATAAAGATGGCTACATGCTAATCAATAAAGAAGATTTTAACAAAGATGTTCATGACGAATATAAAGAAACAAATCAAGATTTACAGAAGATGAACAAAGACGTAGTTGTTGAAAGTCTTCCTCAAGAAGAAATACAAGAAGAAGCTCCTAAAGCAGAGCCTAAGCTTAAAGCTCAGCCACGTAAGAAGGTGGTAAAGAAAGATGAGATTGATAGCCCCAAATAGTGAAGAAAGATTGGACGTTTGTAAGAAATGTCCTTTCTATAACGCTGAAAGAAATAAATGTAAGAAGTGTGGGTGCAACATGACCCTCAAAACTAAATATGCTAGAAGTGTATGCCCGGACAATCGTTGGGGCTGTAAAGACTGCGAGATTAAATAGATATGCCAACCATAATAGTCGAGGACGGTTCAATAGTAGAAGGAGCTAACAGCTATGTCTCTGAAGCTCAGCTCACTACATATGCTTCTGATAGAGGTATTACTCTTACAGCTGATGCTGACGTCCTTCTTATTAGGGCAATGGATTATATAGAAAGCTTAGGATATAAGGGTGTTAAATCATATCGCTCACAACCCCTCCAATGGCCCCGTAGAGGCGTTTATATTGATGGGTATTATGTTGACTCAGATGTCATTCCTAATGAGCTTAAAAATGGTTTAATGCAGACAGCAATAGCTATGGACCAAGGATTTGATCCTCTTGCTGTACAAACACAAGGTATTAAAAGCGAGACAGTCGATGTTATTTCTGTTACGTATATGGATGGCTCTAGCAGTTCTCCTATTATTAGACAAATTAATGCCGCCTTATATAAACTTCTAGGCGGTAATGGTGGTACAGGCAATGTAATCACTGTGAGTAAAGCATGACAGCCTTTTCAGATAGAATGTTTGCTACGGCTCAACGTATGCTTACAAAATATGGACAAACAGTTTCTGTTGTAAGAGATAATGGAACATTCAATGCTGCTACAGGCGCTATGGATACAACCTCTACAACTAGTTATGCTGGTGTTGGTTATCCTTCTAACTATCGTAAGTCTGATATAGATGGTGTTATTGTCCAACAATCAGATACATTATTGATATTTAGTTCTAACACAATACCACAAGTTAATGATGCCTTCACTGTAGGCACAAAGACAATGACAGCTCTAGACATACAGTTTGTCACAATATCTGGTGAGAATGTAGTATATAAAATACAGCTTAGACAATAATGGCTACAAGTACTAATTATGCTCAATGGAAGAATCAATTCTCTGGGCAAGCAAAGATTACAATTAACGCTTCTAAGGAAGTGATACAAGAAGCTGCACAAGCTCTATATCAACGCATAGTTGAACGAACTCCAGTTGGTAACCCTTCACTATGGGAACAAGGATACGCGCCTTTAGGATACGTCCCTGGAGCTTTAAAAGCAGCTTGGACAATAGAGCAAGACGGAGATGATTATATTATCTCTAATGATCTTCCTTACGCTTACAGGGTTGAGACAGGATGGAGTCAACAAGCTCCTTCAGGCATGATGCGAATAAGCATTAAAGAATTCGGTTCCATATTAGCAGACATAGCAAAGAGGCGTGGTAAATAATGGGTGTGTTTAATAATATACAAAATGCATTAAATGCAAAGCTAGCTTCTATTCCTGCAATACCGTTAGTTTATTACCCCAATAGCTCTCAAGAGCCTCAACGTGGTACAAACTTCGTAAGACCTTCATTATTACCTGCAGCATCAGAATTATACACCATAAACAATGAGAACTATCATTCAGGGATATATCAAGTGGATATATTTGTAAAGCTGAATAATGGCACCTCACAAGCTCTTCTGATAGCCGATGCTATTAGAGAAGCATTTAATAGACAAATCCTTAATGCTAGCGGCACAAGGGTATTTATACAAAACATTAGCATGTCAACAGCAGAACGAGATGAAGCTTGGTGGCGTGTCTTTTTAGAAATAAACTACATCTGTGTAGCTTAGCAATCGCTGTCATTAGATAGCATAACCACCAACAGAGGAAACAGAAATGGCAGCTCCCGCGATTTTAACACAAGGCACCACATTTAGTATTGAAGATGATGGTGGCGATCCAGTAGTAATTGCTGGTATTCAGTCAATGACAGGCTTAGGTTCTACCCAGGCTAATAAAATTGATACTACTACACTTGCTTCAACACGTAAAGAATATAGAATGGGATTGGCCGACTACGGTGATTTCAATCTAACATTCATTTGGAACCAAGATGATCCTGGTCAAGCAGCTATGCTAGAAGCATGTGATGCTCAATCCACTCGTCAAATGGTTATCACTGTTCCTGCTACAGATCCTACAGTAACTAAGAACGTATTAACTATGGATGTTATTGTTCTAAACATGCAAATGGACATTGACGCTGATTCAGTAATTCAAGGTTCTGCAACACTATCTGTAACTGGTAACATCGCATATAGCTAATCCTGGAGATTAATATGGGTCGTTTAACCCTACAAGATATACAAAGCAACGTAGATTATAAGAAAAAGATTGTTGATATGCCTGAATGGGGTGGTGAGATTGAGATTAGAACTCTCTCTGTTAAACAAGAGATGGAGTTACAAGCAATAAAATCTAACAATGACCTAGTATTTCAGTTAATAATGATGTGCTGTATTAATGAAGATGGTTCTCCTCTGTTTGATGATGTAGAATTACTAAAACAAAAACATAGCGAAGGAATTCTTCACCTCTACAATGAAATCATGGCTTTGAATAAAAAGAATGATGGGGACATAGAGGAATTAGCAAAAAACTCATAAGGCGTCCATTCCGAATGTTTGTATTCTCTCTGGCTAAGGAACTTAAAAAAACCGTAGCTGAGATAGAAAACACAATGGACGTCTCAGAGTTAATGGAATGGGTGGCTTATTATCAAGCTACAGATGAGAAGATTAGTAAAGAATTAAAAGCTAAGATAAATGCCGAGAAGGCAGACCATGAAAGAGGCAAAGAGATTATTGCCTTCTTCCAAGCAGTTACGAAAAAGAAAGGTACTAAGATATAATGCCAGATTTAAGCTCACAGCTAATAACCTATGTCCAAGCAGACATTAAGAATTTTACGAAGAATATTGATACTGCTCAGAAACAAGCTTCTAGCTTTGGATCTTCTGTTAGTAAATCATTTAGTAATATTGGTGCTGCTCTAGCTGGAGCTGGTCTACTGTCCGGCTTTAAGAAGATTTATGATGAAATAGATGACATAGGAGCAATATCCTCGCGCCTTGATGTTACTACGCAAAGTTTACAAAAATTACAATACATAGCAGCTCAAACAGACACCGAATTTAGTGCTATAGAAGGTGGTTTAGAAAAGTTACGTAAAAGACTAGGTGAAGCAACTAGTGGTAGTGAAGAAGCAACTAAAGCTTTTTCTAGTTTAGGTCTAGATGCTCAAGCATTAGCAGCTGGTGATCTTGGAGATGCTTATTTTCAAGTTGGTGATGCAATTAAAGGAGTGTCAGGCTCAACTAACCAAGCTAAACGAGCTATAGATGTATTTGGAAAATCTGGTCAAAGTCAACTAAACGCTTTGCGTAGTAACATGAGAGGCTTAGCTAAAGAAGCTACTGATATAGGATATGTTTTATCTGACGCAGATTTTGCATCCTTTAATGAGCTCGACCAACAAGTTAATAGATTAGCTTTTAGTATTAAAGCAGATTTATACCAGGCTTTTGTCGGTCTTGGTCCTATTATACAAAATTCCGTTAAGGTAGGTACTGCGAGTTTATCTACTTTAGAAAAAGTAACTAGTAAAGTTAGTCTTGGAATTAGTGATGGATTTAGTGCAGCCGATGATCTAGTTAAAAGGTTTTCTAATTTTATTAATGATACGGGATATAAAGGTAATGATGGTGGCGCTAATACCCCATATCTCCCATCGGATTTTGCTAATCGAACTAAATTTAGTAATGTACAGGATAATGCTAATAAATCTAAGCTTTTTGATAGTATAGCTGGTTCTGTTAGTGATCCGATACAAGAAATATTTAAAGCAGCTGCAGCAGTTAGACAATTAGGTGTTGAAGCTTTAAAATCAGGAGCTACGTTAAGAGCTTCTAGCGACGGCCTAAAGGATCTACTAGGAATAAGTGCACCATCAGGAAAAGATTACCTAGCTAGTATTTTACCTCCTATTCAGCAAATCACAGATAGTAGATTTACTGAGATAGCCACACAATTACGTAATAATATTGATTCTGGCAAAAATATAGGTGGTTCACCAGAATCTTTAATAGGACAATTAAAAAGTATTTCTGCACAATATGTTGGTGGAAATGTGCTAGATGGACAGAGCGCTAGTGGTATGCAGGCAGCTATAAAAGCGCTAGAAGAAGCAACTACAGGGATCAAACAAGAAAATAAAGTGGTGGTTGAAATTAAAGTCGATAAAAACGGTATAATTACAGCTTTCAGCGACTCAAGTTCAGGTCAGGCAATATTTGCCCAGGCTATAGCTAACGCAGCAGCGAAAGAAGCTGGCGGAACAATGGCTCAATAGGAATAATAATGGCAATAACGTTTAAGCTGTATAATGACACAGCTCTTACATCACCTTCAGACTTAACTATTTTAGTTAATGCACAGTCTG